CAAACTGGGCTACACCACTGCCGCGCAGGGCACGGTTACGCAGTTGACCAGCAAGGCTACCGCTGTGACGCTGAACAAGTCGGCTGGCCGTATCACGATGGACGCCGCGTCTTTGGCTACTGCCACTAACGCTACGTTCACGCTGAACAACAGCTTAATTTCTGCAAATGACACTGTTATTCTGACTATCTCTGGCGGTCAGGTGACCCCCGGATCATACAACGTGTTTGCTAACGCGCTGGCTGCTGGCTCTGTCAGCATCAGCCTTCGCAACATTTCTGGCGGTTCGCTGCTAGAAGCAGTAGTGATTAACTTCGCAATCATCCACTGCGAATAAGTGAAAGACACTCTGGCAACTGCCCGCCATCGCATGACGATGGCGATTGCGGCTTACTCCGAGTCTCGCGAGAACGAGCTAGACGACCTGCGCTTCTCGGCAGGCTCGCCGGATAACCGCTGGCAGTGGCCGGCTGATGTGCTCTCGACCCGCGGGTCAGTGCAGGGGCAGACGCTCAACGCACGTCCCTGCCTGACGATTAACAAGCTGCCGCAGCATATTAAGCAGGTCACCAACGACCAACGCCAAAACCGTCCCGCGGGCAAAGTCATCCCGGCTGACGATAAAGCCGACATTGAGGTGGCTGAGATATTCGACGGGCTGGTGCGGCATATCGAGTACATATCCGATGCGGATGTGGCCTACGACACCGCCTGCGAAAATCAGGTGACCTACGGCGAAGGCTACATCCGGCTCTACACCGACTATTGCGATGATGATTCGTTCGATCAGGACATCCGCATCGGGCGGGTCCGAAATTCTTTCAGCGTCTACATGGATCCCACCATCCAAGACCCTTGTGGTTCGGATGCCGAGTGGTGCTTCATCACCGAAGACATCCTAAAAGACGAATACGAGCGCGATTATCCCAACGCCAAGCCTATTTCCTCACTTATGGCGCAAGGTGTCGGCGACCAATCGGTCAGCCAATGGATTAACGAGGACACCATCCGCATCGCGGAGTATTTTTACGCCGAGTACGAGAAAACCACGCTCAATCTGTACCCCAACGGCGAGTCCTACTACGCCGATGCACCCGAATCGGTCCAAATGGCCCAGATGGGCTTGGCGCCGACCAAGACCCGCAAGGTTAACCGGCGCAAGATTAAGTGGTGCAAAATTAACGGCTTTGAAATTCTTGATGAGAAGGAATGGGCCGGCAAATGGATCCCCGTAATCCGGGTTGTAGGTAACGAATTCGAGGTCGATGGCCGGATGTTCGTCTCCGGCATCGTGCGTAACGCCAAAGACGCCCAACGCATGTACAACTACTGGGTGTCCCAAGAGGCTGAAATGCTAGCCTTGGCACCCAAAGCGCCGTTTATCGGCTACGGTGGCCAGTTTGAAGGCTACGAGATGCAATGGAAGACGGCCAACACCAATAACTGGCCGTATTTAGAAGTAAACCCCGATGTAACCGATGGCCAAGGCGGCGTCCTGCCGCTCCCGCAGCGTTCGCAGCCTCCGATGGCTCAGAACGGCCTGATTGCCGCCAAAATGGGCGCGTCCGACGACATTAAAGCCACCACGGGGCAGTACGACTCAAGCCTCGGCCAAACGTCGAATGAGCGCTCCGGCAAAGCCATTCTTGCGCGGGAGCGGCAGGGCGATACGGGCACTTATCACTATGTGGATAACCTCGCCCGCGCTGTGCGCTACGTCACGCGCCAGATTGTTGATTTAATCCCCAAGATTTACGACACCCAGCGCATTGCACAGATTGTCGGGCTAGAAGGGGATTCCAAATCGGTCAAGCTGGACAATAACCAGCCAGAGCCAGTGCGCGAAATCATGAACGAAGAAGGCATCGTGCTGGAGCGCATTTATAACCCAAGCGTTGGCAAGTACGACGTGCGGGTGACCACCGGCCCCAGCTACATGACCAAGCGGCAAGAAGCCATGGAGGCGATGTCGCAAATCCTCCAGGGCAACCCGGAATTGTGGGCGGTGGCTGGCGACTTGTTCATTAAGAACATGGATTGGCCGGGCGCGCAGGAAATGGCCAAGCGTTTTGCCAAGACCATTGACCCGAAATTGCTGGGAGATGACGACAAATCGCCGGAGTTACAAGCGGCTGAGCAGCAAATGCAGGCGATGGGCCAAGAACTCGACCAAATGCACTCCATGCTGAAGAACGTCAGCCAGTCAATGGAAGCGCAAGAGCTAAAGATTAAAGAGTACGACGCCGAGACCAAACGTATCAGCGCGACCATGGCCGGCATGACGCCCGAGCAGATTCAGGACATTGTGATGGGCACAATCCACGCAGCGATGGAATCGGGCGAATTAAGCTCGCCAATGCAGCCGGAAATGCCGCTGGAAATGATGCAAGCGCCAGCGCCACAGCAGTTTTAAGGTAATCCACCATGCCATCCGCCGCTTACGCTAAATACACTGCCGCCATTGAGCCATTGCTCGAGGGCATGAACTCGGGCACCGATGCGTGGAAGGTGGCACTGGCCGCTACGATCAACGCAGCCGACACCACCTTTACCGCGGGCACGACCGACCTGGCTACTGCTGCCGGCTACACCGCTGGCGGTAACGCAACCGCCACCACGACGGCCACCCAGTCTGCCGGCACTTATAAGCTGGTGCTTGCCAGCCCCGCTGTCTGGACGGCTACTGGCGCTGGGTTCACGTTTCGCTATGCCATTCTGTGGAACAGCACAACCAGTCAGCCGGTGGCGTACTGGGACTATGGCTCCAGCCAAGTAGTGGCATCCGGCGAGACTGTTACCGTCACGCTAGACGCTGCTGGCGGCGTGTTCACGGCGACTTAAATGGACGTTTTTCTGGTAGATCCTGCGACCAACTTAATCTACAACTGCGTTGCAATTGTGTCGCTAGAGTACGCCCGCGGGCTGTATCCAGAGTTTAGCTGCTACGAACGTGTTGCGAGCAACGCCTATTTAAATATCGGTGACGAATACCATGATTAACCTCCTTGGGACAACGGACTCCATCACCGTCACAAACACCGCCGCGTCAGATTTAGCGGTGCATGCCTCGTGGGTAGATCTGAACGGCACGACCGTCACGCCGGGCAACACCAACACGCCGCTGATATCCACCGCCACCACGACCACAGTGGTAGACGCGCCGGGGGCCAGTACTTACCGAAACGTTAAATTTTTAAGCGTCTACTGCCAATCCGCGATTGATACGGTGACGATTACGCATGTTAACGGCACGGCGTCTGAGGTTTTGTTTAAAGGCACGCTAAACATTTCCGAATCGGTCGTGTATGTCGAAGGCGGCGGGTGGCAGCGGCTTAATACCGCAGGCACGCCGATCACTGCAGGCACCGCAGCGCCGGTGGATATTCAAGCTTTTACCACCTCCGCTACCCCTTGGACTAAGCCCACCACGTTCACGCCCACAACAGTGCTTGTCCACATGTGGGGGCAAGGCGGCGGTGGCGGCGCGGGGGCTAGCCTTGCATCGCTAACAACCGTGGCAAAAGGAGGCGGCGGTGGGGGCGGTGGGGCGTATATCACGCAGCAGTTTTCCGCATCCGAATTAGGCGCAACGGAATCAATTGGTATTCCAACAGCGACTAATGGCGGCGTCCCCGGCGCTATTGGCGTTGCGGGGGGCGACGGCGGCGCTGGTGGTAACACAACCTTTGGCGCTTTCTTAACCGCCTTTGGCGGCGGCGGCGGGCGAGGCGGGGCGATTTCTGCGTTGGCAACAGGCGGCGGCGGCGGCGGTGGTGCGGGCGGCGTGGGGGGCGTTGGAACCGCTGTCGTTGGTGGCCCCGGCGGGCTACCTACTGCCGCAACTAATGGTGCTGGCGGTCAAGGCGTGACCGGCACAATATCGACTGTAGCGACAGCCAACGCCGAACGCGGCGGGGCAGGTGGGGCCGGAACAGCAAGCACTCCAGTGCTAACAAGTTTAGGCGGTAGTTCTCTGTTTGGCGGCGGCGGCGGCGGATCAGGCAGCCATCATAGCAACGCAGGCCTACCTATCGCGGGCGGCGCTGGCGGTGCGGGCAATTCATACACGGCTGGCGGAGGCGGCGCAGTAGGCACAAGCGGCGCGACGCCTACGGCAGGAACAGCGGGAACCGCTGGCACTAGCTACAAAGGCGGCGGCGGTGGTGGCGGCGGTGGGGCTACATTTTCGTTCACCCTATCTGGCGGCGCTGGCGGGCAAGGTGGGCTTTGCGGTGGCGGTGGCGGCGGCGGCGGCGTAGGCGGGGCAACCACATCATCGGTTGGCGGGGTCGGCGGGCGCGGCGGCGCTGGCTACGTTGTGGTTATTAGCTGGTGATCAATCTCACCGCGACCAACTACCTGACGGTCAATACGGATGCCGCTGGGACTATCAATGTGCACGTCAGTTGGGTAGACCAAAACGGCACCACGTTTACCCCCGGTAACACCAATACGACCATCACCACGATAGCAAACACGACCGTCCTTGCTTCGCCCGCAGCTAGCACGCTGCGCAACGCCAAGTTTATTAGCGTCAAAAACACCAGCGCAAGTGTGGCAAACGGCGTCATCATATATGTGGAAGACGGGACAAACGCATGGCCGCTTTATTTCGCGCCTGTACTAGCCGCAGGCGAGTCAATCACGTTTTTTGATGGCCGTGGCTGGGAGCGATATAACAGCAACGGCATCCCGGTAGTGATAGGCAACACCGGCCCCGTGGACGTGCAGACATTTACCGCTGCGGGAAGCAGCACATGGACTAAACCCACCGCGTTCGTTGCAAAGCAAGTTTTAGTCAAGCTCTGGGGGCCGGGCGGCGGCGGTGGCGGCGGTGGCGCTGTTGCGTTTGCAACCGCCTGCAAAGGTGGTGCTGGCGGAGGCGGTGGCGCATGTGCTGTTAAATATTTTTTAGCATCTGAGTTAGCCTCGACAGTGGTTGTCTCGCTTGGATCTGGCGGTTCTGGCGGCATCGGAAACTTATCCGCTGCTGGCAGCCCCGGCGGCAACGGCACGGTGTCTACTTTTGGCAGCAGCCCCACACTTCTGTCGGCCTCTGGCGGCGGGGGTGGCGCTGGCGGGGCAATTTCAGGAGCCACTACTGTATCTGGAGGCGGGGGTGGAACAGGAACCGCCGCAGTTTTAAACGCCGCAGGACTACCAACTGGCGCGTTTGACGGCGGCGGCGGCACTGGGGTAACCACAACTCTTGTTTCGCTAACAGAATTTGGCGGGAACATGGGCGTAGGCACTGCCGCTGCTGCGTTTGCTACCGGAACATCTACTGGCATCTTCTCTCTTTTCGGCGGCTCTGGCGGAGGTTGCGCGGGATTTCGAGCGGCTAGCGGCTCGGCAGTGGGGCCAAACGTAAACCAACAAGCATGTGGCCGATTCCCCGGCGGCGCTGGCGTTACTGGCGCTGTCCCAACGGCGGGTGCTGCAGGCGCACCGGCCAATTCCATCTGGGGCGGCTCTGGCGGGGGCGCGGGCGGCAACAGCAACAACGCGGCGGTCAATGGGGGCGCAGGCGGCGCTGGCGGTCAAGGTGGGGGCGGCGGCGGTGGCGGCGGGCTAACGATTGCGGGCAATACCGGCGGTGCTGGCGGTGCGGGCGGCAAAGGCTACTGCGTTGTGATTAGCTGGTAGGTGGCTCGCGCAGGGGCATTTGACCCAACCTTAGTTCCTGCTGGCTGGTACGACGAAAGTGCCGTAGTTGAGGGATTCTTTGACGGCGACTATATCCCGTTCCCCGTCAGCGGCGGGTATACCTTAACCGCGCTAGTCGGCACGTATTTAATATCCGGCCAGCCGGCTATTTTGCTGCACAGCCGTGTGTTATTGCCAACCGCCGGCACGTACGCTATAAACGGCCAACCGGCTATACTGACGCACGCGGGCGGGGGCGCTTATTTAATCACGGCGCTCAAGGGCACTTATCTAGTCACTGGCCAAACCGCAATATTGACTTGGGCGGGCGGCCCAAGCCCAGCAGGTAACCTGCAAGATTACATCGAACTTAGGTCGTTTACGGAAAGAAGGGGATTTTATTAATGGCACTGACACTCAAAGCAATTACCACGCGCCTAGGTTATGAGCAGATAACCTCGTTGACCGCCTCCACCGGCTTAACGGTGCCAACCCGCGACCTGAACGGCTTAAGCTGCCGCCCGACTATCGCGATTATCACGCCCGAGACTCAGGCGGTACGCTGGCGCGATGATGGCGTAGCGCCCAGCGCCAGCGTGGGTATGCCGCTTGCCGCGGGGGTCACGCTGCAATACGACGGTGACCTGACGAAGATTCTATTCTTCGAGCAGGCGGCCAGCGCGAAACTCAACATCACCTATTACGCTTGAGGCCGACATGAATATTACCAACGACGGCGCACAGACCGACTACCTTACCTACTTTACCAAACAGCTACCGCAGGACTTGGCCAACATGGCGGCCCTGCGCGACGAACTGGCATTACGCCAGGGCGCGTTATCTGCGGTGGAAGATTCTACCAAGATGCGCGAAGAAGCAGCCCGCACGCTGGCCTCGACCAAGGATGAGTGCGCGACGCTTAAAACTGACACGCAGGCCAAAAACGCTGAAGCAAACGCCAAGAAAACGCGACAAGATATCCGCGAGACTGATTTAAACGCTCGCGAAGCGGCGGCTACCAAGTCTGCTGAAGATACCCAAGCCAGCCTAACGTCACAGGCGTTAATGCTGGGCAAATTAGAAGCGGCGCTTATTGCCCGCGAAGGAAAGCTGGAAGAAGGGCTGGTGGCATTGGCAGCTGGAAAGGCTGACCTTGACGCTCGCGTCAAATTATTCCAAGCTAAGGCAGCAGCACTAGCTGTATAACTTTACCGGTTAAGTTAACCGGGCGATTCTAAGGAATCATTTCAATGGCTGATGAAGAACTATTAGCGGAGATACCCGCGCCGGAACTGACGTTAACGTCAACGCCAGAAACCGATGAGACTGAGACGGAAAGTCCGAAAACCTTCACGCAGGAGGAATTGGACTCGATTGTAGGCAGGCGTTTGGCGAAAGAGCAGCGCAAATGGGAACGACAGGCTATTGCTCCGGCGGCACCTACAGCGCCACCTGAAGCTGACCAGTTCGATTCGGTCGAGGCTTATGCAGACGCATTAGCTTTGCAGAAGGCTGAGGAACTGGTGAAGCAGCGGGATGTTAAGCAGCAGCAGTCTGTGTTGGTCGAGGCTTATCACGACCGGGAGGAAGAGGCGCGGGGCAGGTATAACGACTTCGAACAGGTCGCTTATAACCCCAACCTTCCAATCACGGCGGCGATGGCCGAGACAATCCAGTCATCTGAGGTAGGGCCGGATATGGCCTATTACTTGGGGGTTAATCCCAAGGAAGCTGACAGGATTTCCAAGCTTGCGCCTTTTGTTCAGGCGAAAGAGTTAGGTCGGCTGGAAGCAAAGTTGCTTGCAGAGCCGGCCACCAAAAGGGTATCGAGCGCGCCAGATCCAATATCTCCCGCGAAGCCTAGGGGAACTTCATCCCCGACGTTCGATACCACTGATCCGCGCAGCATTAAATCAATGACTGCGACTCAGTGGATTGACGCCGAACGGCAGCGGCAGGTACGCAAGTTTGAAGCGCAAAAACTTCGCTAACATAGTTTGTAGTCAGAAAAGTTATCAGAAATGCATCTTTTCCTAAGCGTAAACCGATGAATGCCAGTGGCCTTAGCCGCCTCCGCAAAGGAGCGATATTCAACGCCCACAACCATGCAAGCAATGTTGCGGTGGTGGGCGAGACTTCGCGCTTTTTTGGAAGCATCGCTATGGCCAGCGCGCGCAAACAAAGGACGTTTGAGACCAATAAGCGCGGCGCGTTGCTTAGCCTTTGTTTCCTCGGACGTAACTTGTCCGATGCGATATTGGCGAATCTTCTCCCGCGTTTCGGGCGTACGAATGTAGCGGCCATGCTGTTGAAGCAAGTCGGCGTGCCGCTCAGTCAAATGTTCGGTTTGCGTAAGGCATTCAAGGTTGTCGGCGCGGTTGTCGGTTTTGTCTCCGTTGATGTGGTGAATTTGTTTGTCATGGGCAAAATTGTCAAGCCAACAAGCAGCCATTACGCGGTGCATAAGCCGGCCGGCCAAGCGCAAATACCCCTGCGGGTGGCGCGTAGGAACGTAAAGCTGCAACTTTCTGATAGCTTTTCCGCAGCGCGAGACTGCGTAAAGATGGTTAAAGAATCAGTATTCGATTCCTTCTATCGTAACGTTAATCATGTTGTGCCTTTTAGGTGGTTACAGAATCTTCATTCTAACCTCATTATAGGAAATGTATAGTGTCAAATTCATTATTGACAATTGATATGATCACCCGGAAGTCTCTCGAAATCCTCGAGAACAACCTGGTGCTTACCCGGAACGTTAACCGCCAGTACGACGACAGCTTTGCTGTGCAGGGCGCCAAAATTGGCTCCACGCTCCGCATCCGCCTGCCTGACCGTGCGCTGGTGACTGACGGTGCCGCCTTGCAAGTTCAAGACGACAACGAGCAGTTTACGACCCTGACTGTTTCTACCCAGAAACATATCGGCATGAACTTCACGACCGCCGAGCTGACCATGCAGTTGGACGACTTTGCCGACCGTGTGCTCAAACCTCGTGTTAGCCAGTTGGCCGCGAGCATTGATGCGGACGTGGCGAATGCTTACAAGGGCATCTTTGCCTCTGTCGGCACTCCCGGCACGACCCCAGCGACCTCGCTGGTGCTCTTGCAGGCGCAGCAGAAGCTGAACGAGTCTGCCGCTGGCATGAACCCGCGCTATGCGACTGTCTCCCCCGCGGCGAATGCCGGCTTGGTGGAAGGCATGAAGGGCTTGTTTAACCCGACTGACACTGTTTCCAAGCAGTTTAAGA